GGATTCTGGATTTATTTTTACAGTGCGGTCATCAATACTATTTTGCTCGTTCGGTTATTACTTCAATAATTGTAATAATTGCAGTAGAAATGGTTGCAATAGCCATCGCTAAGTTAAAGAAGAAATTTCGCGTGCTTTTTTCGTATGCTTCCGTTGCTTTCGTAGACAGCGTCACATCTGTGTCATCATCGTATTTGACATCGGAAAAGTCAAGCATATCTGCACCAACGGTTTCTTGCAGTTTGATGTAGTCGCCTACTTTTGTTGCTTCCAAGACCTTACCCAGTTTCTTGTACTTCCGAACGGCGGTGAAAATTTTATACTGCTGTTTTGTCATGGCAAATGCCCCCTTTGCCTACAAAGATAGCACACATTATTTGCAGGGGCAATATTAACGGTGCAGTAAATGGTCTGCACTAAGGGCTGAATGGAGCCGCACGGAAAGGAGGCGGCTCTATTTGGCCGCAAAAGTAAAGGGCTTGACCCTTGAAATCGACGGTAATACAGTCGGTCTCGAAAAGGGACTTGCAAAACTGAACAAGCCCATAAACGCGATAAAAAACGAATTGAAAGATGTTACCCGTCTGCTGAAACTTGACCCCGGCAATACAGAACTTCTCGCGCAAAAGCAACAACTTTTAAGTAAGCAAATTGCCGAAAGCAAAGATAAATTAGTTGCGTTGCAGCAGGCAAAGCAACAGGCAGACGCGGACATGAAAAGCGGCACAGAGGTAAACCAAGAGGAATACCGCAAACTGTGCCGTGAAATCGAAGCGACAAAGCAGAATATCGACAGTCTGACCGATGCTTACAACAAGTCGAACACAACCGCCCAAAAGCTGGCCGCTGTGGGCGATAAAATGCAGAAAGTGGGCAGCGGTATATCTGCCGTCGGCAAGGCCGTTGCCCCTGTCTCTGCCGCCGTGGCAGGTGTTGGCGGTGTAGGCTTGAAGCTGGCCGCAGACTTTGAAGATGCTTTCGCCAAGGTCAGCACCCTGTTGGACGCATCAACAGCCGATTTTGAAGCGTACAAGGCGGACATCATGGCCGCCAGCAACGAAACGGGCGCTTCCGTCAACGATTTTTCCGAAGCCGTGTACAGCGCTATTTCTGCCGGTGTGGACGCTGCCGATGCTATTGATTTCACCACATCGGCGGTCAAATTGGCAAAGGGCGGCTTTACCGATGCCGCAAAAGCCGTTGATGTTATGACAACAGCCATCAATGGCTATCAGCTGAAAGCAGAGGATGCAACCAAGATCAGCGATTTGCTGATTACCACGCAGAATTTGGGCAAAACCACCGTTGACGAACTTGCGTCCAGCATGGGCAAGGTCATTCCTGTGGCCGCTGCGGCCAACTACGACATGACTGAACTTTCGTCTGCATACGCCCTGCTTACAAAAAACGGTATTGCCACCGCGGAATCCGGCACTTACTTAAAATCCATGCTGAACGAACTTACAAAGTCCGGCAGCATCACAGACACCACCCTGCGCAAACTGACGGGCAAAGGCTTTGCCGATCTGAAAGCCGAGGGCAATTCTACATCCGACATTCTGAATATGCTTTCTGATGCCGCCGCCAAGGATGGCAAGACGCTGAAAGACATGTTCGGCAGTGTCGAAGCCGGTTCTGCCGCAATGGTGCTTGCCCGCAACAGCGGCGCAGATTACAACGAAATCCTTACCCAGATGCAGGATTGCGGCAAGGCAACAGATGAAGCATTCCAGAAAGTCACCGACACCACCAACCAGAAATTTGCCAAGGCACTGAACGAAGCCAAAAACGCCCTTATCGACTTGATGGGCACGCTGCTGCCGAGCATCACGCAGATGATACAGGCCACATCCGGACTGGTACAGAAATTCAACAGCCTTGACGATACCGCAAAGAATGTCATCCTGACGATTGGCCGTATTGTGGCTGTGCTGGGGCCTGTGCTGATATTTATTGGCAATCTGACATCCAGCATCGGCGGGATACTGAAAGCGGCCCCGAAAATCGTTTCTACCGTTGCGAAAGTCAAGGGCGCTGTTTCCGGTCTGTTCAGTCTGCTGGCCACAAACCCGTTTGTGCTGGTCGTGGCGGGCATTGTGGCACTGGTTGCCGTGTTTGTCGCCCTCTGGAACAAATCCGAAGCGTTCCGCAATTTCTGGATTGGGCTGTGGGATGGCATCAAGGGGGCTGTTTCGACTGCGGTTTCCACCGTGCAAAGCGTACTTGCGGCCATGCAAGCGGGCCTTTCTGCCGCGTGGGATGGTATCAAGAGCGGCGTACAAACTGCATGGGATGCCATAGTAAGCACCATACAGAATACCATGACCGCGATACAGGACGCGATCACCAACGCATGGAGCGGCATCCAGACCGCAGTGAACACCGTGACAACGGCCATTGCTACGGGCCTGCAAACTGCGTGGGCTGGCATCACAAGCGCCGCTACTGCCGCATTCAGCGGCCTGCAAGCGGTATTTTCAACGATCTGGAATGGTATCAAGAATGTCGTAACCACCGTTGCAAACGGCATTGCCAGCGGCCTGCAAGCGGTCTGGGCTGTCATTGGCGGCGGCGTGACAACCGCTTTCAATGGCATTGTGCAGATTTTTACAAATATCTGGAATGTCATCAAAACAACGGTGCTTGGCATTGTGCTTGTGATTTGCGATCTTATCACCGGCGATTTTAATATGCTGGGCAGCGACATTTCCAACATCCTGTCTTTGCTGTCTACGGCCATATCCGACATCTGGAATGGCATAAAGGCTGTTGTTGAAGGTGTTGTCACCACACTTGTCAGCGGTGTAACTGCCGCATGGAACGGCCTTCTTCTTATCATAAGCACGGTATGCCAGACAATCAGCACCACCGTTCAAACTATCTGGACGGGTATTCAGCAAACCGTCAGCAGCGTCATGGACGCGATCACGGCATTCGTGCCTGCCGCTTGGAACGCAATTCTGTCTGCCATCATTGCCACAGGTAACGCAATAGCGGCAGGCGTAAAAGCGGCTTGGAATGGCATCAAATCCTTCCTGTCGTCCACCATGACCGCCATCGGCACGGGGATTTCTGCCGCGTGGAACGGATTCCTTACCACCGTTTCCGGCTTGTGCCAGACGATCAGCACCAATGTTCAAACCATCTGGAACGGCATTCTTGATTTCTTCCGCGCTCTGCCGTCCACGCTGGCAACGCTGGGGCGCACCATGTTCCAGCGCATGGCTGATGCAATTAAATGCATGGCCGGCACAGTCTACAGTGCTGCTACAGGCTGCATCAACAAGGCTGTGGACTTCATCAAGGCGCTGCCCGAAAAGGCGCTTGGATGGGGCAAGGATTTCATCAACGGATTTGCAAAAGGCATTGCCAATGCGGCAAGCGCTGTTGTGGACAATGTGCGCGGCCTTGCCGATGACATCCGCAGTCTGCTGCATTTTTCCCGTCCCGATGAAGGGCCGCTGCGCGATTACGAAAAGTGGCCTGTGGACTTCATCCACGGTTACGCTGATGCAATGCGCAGTGCCATGCCGTACTTGCAAAAGACCCTTGACGGCATCACCGCAGGAATGGCAATCATGGTAAACGGCCCGCAGCTTGCAGGCGCAGGCGCGGCCCCGGTTCCCACCACGAAAACCATCAACTACAACCAGACCATCAATGTGACAAGCCCCGACCCGGTATCCCCCGCAGAGACGGCGCGGGCGACCCGCATTGCAACCCGCGATTTGATTTCCAAAATAAAGGGGTGATACAATGCGAAACTTCCTGCTTGTCTGTGATAACGGCAGCGGCGAGAAAATCACAATCGGCTACCGCTGGCCGCTCTGGCTGGACGCTGTTGACGGTCTGACAAGCTCTGATTTTGACGTTGATACAGAAAAAGGCAACGATCAGGACGGCGAACACTACAAGTCCAGCACAGCCGTGAAGCGCAACATTGTAATTTACTGCTGGGTCAAGGATAACATTCAAGCTATGCGGGAAAAGTTATACAGCTATTTCCCGCGCGGTGAGACCGGCACACTGTATGTGACAGATGAGGGCATCACGCGCAAAATTGACTACAAGCCCGAATTTGTCCATGTTGACCCAACAGGCCAGCAGCGCAAAGTTACAATCAGTTTGGTGTGCCCCGACCCGAAATTCAAGGCTGTGACGGATGACCGCGTTGAAATGGCGGTGTGGGATGGCCTGATTGAATTTCCCGATGATGTGCTTGAACTGCCTGCCGAAGAATTTGAAATGACAACAAAGCGTGCCAACTTGGCTGTTGCCGTTGAGAATGCAAGTAATGTTGCGCGCGGTTTGACAGTGCAATTCATTGCAACAGGAACCGTGACGAACCCCAGCTTGTTTGAAGTGCGCAGTCAAAAGGGATTCAAAATCCGCTGTCAGATGCACGCGGGCGATGTCCTGACCGTCACGACAGGATTCAAAAACAAACGAATCATGCTAAAATCGGACGGCGTGGAAAAAGGCGCAAATAACATGTGGGTATTCGGTTCAACATGGTTGCAGGTCGAACCCGGCAGCAATGTGTTCCGTTATGATGCGGAAAGCGGCGTTGACAATTTGGATGTTGTTATGTCCAGCACACCGGTATTCTGGGGGGTGTAGCCTATGGAACTGTATGCCTACCGCGAAAACGGCGAATTTATCGGAACCATTGACTTCTACACATCCCTGCGCTGGCGGCGACAGTATTGGACTGCCGGAGAAGTTGAACTGCATCTGCCCGCTACCAAAGAAAACCTTGCCGCCATCAAAGCGGGCGTTATCCTGCGCAGGGTAGGTTACACCGAATCCGCCCGCATTATGGGCATCAAAACCAAAGGCGGCGAGATCACCGCCTTTGCGCGGATGCTTGAAATATATTTTTCGATGGCCTATGTCATCGGAACGAAATCCTTCACGGGCACGCCTGCCGAAATCCTTTGCCAACTGGCCGAAGATGCCCGCGAATCCGTGCCCGAACTGGTCGTTGACAAAACGGCACTACCCAGCGGCGCAAAAATCACGATTCAGCTGGACTTCAAGAACACGCTGAAAGCCATGACAGCCGTTGCCAAAGCCTACGGACTGGGCTTCCGCCTGTTATTTTCCGAAAACCAGCAGTTCACCTTCCAAGTGTACGAGGGCACAGACCGAAGTGCCGATCAGACCGACAACAACATTGTGTATTTCACCGATGAATTTCAGAACTTCATCGACCCGGAATACAGTTTTGACGAATCCGACTACTGCAATGTAGCCTATGCGCGCGGCAGTGACGGCAAGGTTGCCTGTATTGACCGTTCCAACGGCGGGCGCAAGCGCGTCTGCTTTGTGGATGCGTCCAGCATCACGCCCGATGACAAAACCGAAGCGGCCTATCTGGACGAGCTGAAAACACAATGTGGTTGGGGCCTGTTCGACCACATCAAAACGAAATCTTTCACGGGCACTGCCGTGAACATTGAGAACTTCGCCTATATGCAGGATTGGGACTTGGGCGACATCGTTACAACAGGCGATTCCAGTATTGGCATCACCATGAACGAACGTGTTACCGAGGTTGAAGAAGTCTATGAAAAAGGCAGTGTCACGATCTACCCGGTGACGGGCAAAACAAAATCCGAAACTTTGAATTTGGAGGACATCTAAATGGGAGAATGGAGCGGCTTTTTCCCGTCGTCCGGCGGCGACAGGAAGTACAAAACAGCCCACATTGCCGCGATCACCGATGCGCTGTTCCACTCTGGCGTGTGCCAAAACGATGATCTGACGCTTGCCCCGGCAGGCGCCATGACCGCCGCACTGGGCGCGGGCCGCGCACTGGTAAATGGCTACCACTACCAGAACGACAGCCCCTTAACGCTTACATTCGGCTATGCTGACGGCACGCTGGCGCGCATTGACGCGGTCATGCTGCGGCGGGATGTCAATTCCCGCGACATCCACGCCGTTGTTGTACCCGGTACGCCTGCCATCAACCCGACTGCCCCTGCCTGCACCCGTGATGCCGACGCATACGATTTGTGCCTGTATCATGTGCGGATTCCCGCAGGCGCTACCGCCATTACGGCATCCATGATTACAGACCGCCGCGCCGACGCTGATCTGTGCGGGTATGTCTACTGCAAGTTTTCTGGCATCGGCACATCCGTCATGCAGGCGGCAGTCGATGAAATGATTTCCGCCGTCAGTTCGGAGCTGAACCAGTTGAACGCGGGCACGGCAGTTATGACAAAAGCGCAGTACGACCCGAACGGCAGCGGTGTGGATGTAACTGCACAAATTTACAAGTGTACCAAAAGCGGCAAGGTCTACGCGCTGACAGGACACGGCGGTTTTGGCCGCTTCAAAGTCCCTGCGGCGTGGGCCAGCGGCGACACATGGACGGTAAACGGCAAGAACGTTCCCGCCTACTGCGGCGCGGATGCCGTGGACGGCGACGCAATCGTTGCGGGCCGTTGGGTGTTGTTCTCTTACGACGGAACCCAGCTAAATTTTAGCGGCGGCGGTGGGTTATCCCTTGGAAAGCTGGCACAGGCCACCGCCAAGCCCGGTCAAGTGCTGGCGGGCGTTCCGTACTATGCGGGCAACAAAGCGCTGAAAAAAGGAACCATGCCTGACCGTGGTCAAAACCAGTACGGCGGGAGCGTGGAAGCCGGAACCGACTATATAGCAATCCGTGATCTGCCTGAAGGCTACTACCACGCTGACGATGCTAAAAATGCCCCCGAAGCCCGAGCCAAGATGACAGAGTTCGGCACGGCTGGCAAGGGTGAATTGATGGCCGGGTACACCATGACCAGCAAAGAGGGCTTGCGCATTGGCGGTACGCTGATTCTGTCCGGCAACGCCGACACAAGCGATGTTCTTAGCGGGAAAGAGTTTTACACCAACGACCCCAAAACCAAAAAGAGGGGCACGCTTGCCCTGTCCGGCAGCGCCACCGCTGCTGATGTTCTGGCGGGAAAAACATTCTATAACACCGATGCCAAAAGCAAGCAAGGGGGCCAGATGGCCGACAACGGCGACTGGAGCGCAACGCTTGCGCCGGGCGGGTCTATCACGGTGCCACCCGGAAAGCACAGTGGCGGCGGCAGCGTAGTTGCCAAGCCCTTAAAGACGATCACCATGAACGTTTCAAGCTGGCCGCACGAATACCCCGCAATGGAGTGGCACTATACGCTGACAGGTGGAACGCTTGTCGGTGTCGCGTCGCTTGACGGCGGTTCCGGCGATGGAAGTAGCAACATAGTAGATAGCATTCGTATTGTGGGAAACACTATATATGTCGCAAACCGACAGGGTGGCACTCCTATACGAAATATCACCCTGCTGTATTACTAAGAAAGGGATGAACCATGGCAGAACTTATCACGATTGATGTCTTGACCCGTGCAATCACTATTCCCACCGGGCAGGAATTGTTCGGTGTCGCCGGTGACAAAAATGTTGAAACAAAGCACATCCGCATCAACGGCCATGTAACCGCCAGCGGCCTTGACCTGTCCCAAAATTTTGTTTGGCGCGTCGTTGGTAACAATGGCGGCGGCGGGCCGTTCTCCGACCCCATCGACATCACCACGCTTACATCTGATGGTTGCATTGAAATGGACTGGACACCCAGCCCCGCCGCAATGGCGCGCAAAGGCAAGCTGCATTTCAATGTGTGCGGTATCGAAGTTGATGACAGCGGCGTGTCACTGCATGAATGGCACAGCGAAATGGGCACGGGTATTGCCAAGGAAAACGCTGAAGCCCCCGTTGAGGACATCGGCGGCGCTGATCTTGTGGCGCATTTGCAGGCCATGGCCGTGCAGGTTGCAAACAACGCAAAGGTCACTGCCGATGCCACCGCCGATGTAAAGAACGCCGCCGAGCAGGTCGAGCAAGGCAAGAACACTGCCCTTGAAGCTGTGGAATCCATCATTGACAGCGCGAAGGAAGCGTCTGACGCTTCGGCAACCTCTGTTGCCGCCCGTGATGTTGCCAAAGCAGCACAGAACGCCGCCGCCCAGCAGGCCACGCAGGCCGCCCGGAGCAAGGACGCTGCGGACAAGTTGATGCAGCAGGCCAAGACATACGCCGACGAAGCGGCGGGCTATGCTGGCGCGGCAAAGTATTCTTTCGGCTATACCAGCGACGGCAGATTTGCATTTTTCGTAAACGATGAAAGCGAGGTATAAAGCATGAACCCTGTATGTTTTCCTTTTACCGATGACACAGGCAAAGAAATGCGTGATCTCATGTCGCAGCAGACGGAATTGCTGGCCGCGATTGCGGCAGGCAACGCAAGCGCCGAATTCATTGATGCGAGTTTTGGCGCACTGCTGGACGGCACGAACACTACAAAAGTATTTTGGCTTTGGTGGCCGTTGAGCGCCACCGGCGGTGCATCGAAGTATGACCGCCTGTGCCGCTTCTTTGCCATGATGGCAAAAGCCGGGTACAAACTGGCCTACACGCTGCGCTTCTATCTGGACACGGTATCTTCTGACTACACGGGTACGCCGCTGGACGATCTGGCGGATGGCCGTTCCGCCGCACCGCTTGTGACCGATACAACCACCGATGTAACCGACTGGGCCGAAGAAGATTTGATGACGTGGTACATTCGCGGTAATGCTTTGAGCCTTGCCGATGGCACTATGAACATCCTTGCGCTGGAAGGTGAACGCGAGTTTGACATCACGGGCGAAACCGCCCCCGTCTACTGCTTCTCTTTGGCGCTGTGCCTGAAAGAATGGGAAGATGCCAGCTATATGTATAACAGTTGGCGCACCTATCCCGGCAACGGCTATGTGCCGATGGCTGGTGACGTGGCCCCCGATGGCACGATGCGCGTTATGACATGGCATCCCGCCTACTGCGGCGGTCTGAACACGAAGGGCGGAATGACAAGCGGCATCGGCAAGCCGCCCATGGTCTGGGTCAGTGCCAACGCTGGCATCCCTCTGGCACGTAAAACTACCACATACGAAGGACTGTGGAACGACTGTGATCAGCAGTTTGCCTTGTCCGCATGGCGGCTGCGCCACTGGACAAAGAGCAACAGCGGCAAGTTGGAGGGCTGCACGTCCTACAATTACCAGTATACCCCCGCCGTGGCCGAAGCGAACGTCAAGCGCGTTGTGCTGACTACGGCGCAGGCCGCAAACATCCTGCCCGGTTCCGGCGTGTGTCTGGGTGAGCGCAGCGGCGAAACCAGCCCCACCACCGATAGAAACCAGTCCTACAACCACAATATTTTCAACTGGGCAAAGGTCGTCAGCGTCACATCCGAAGTTATCGGCGGCGTGGAATACGGCATTGTGAATCTGGATTTGACGGATGCCATTTCCCCGACCACTACCATGCTGCTGTCTACCATGCCTTGGCCGTCCGGCACGACGGAATGTCTGCCCGGTCATAGTGATGGCTGCATGGGCAACCTGACGAATGGTAAATACCCCTACCGCGTGGCAGGCGTTGAAATGCAGATCGGCAACTATACCGAACAACTCGACCCGCTGTGGCAGGCAAGTCTTGTTGACGATCACTGGCACTATGATGTCTATTCCTGCCGCGATTCCGAGAAACAGGCGGGCAGCATCACGGCGAACTATGAAAAGACCAGTTCGTTCGATCTGCCCAACGCCAACAAATGGAGTTGGAACTATATCCGCGCACTGAACAAACTTGCCGCTGAATCCATGAACCCTGTGAAATTTGGCGGCAGTGATTCCACCTATGTGCGGGCGGCTTTCTATTCCCCCGGTAGTGCGGGCCTGTGCGCGCCTTGGCGTTCTGGCTATCTTGGCGGCAATGGCGCGTGTGGCCTCCCGTGCGCGGGTGGCAACCGTTCGCCCGCGACCTCGAATTGGTACGGTTC